GATCTGGTAGGAGCGCTGGCCGTAGTCGTAGTAGGTCCCGGTCTCGCCGGGCGCATACGGCGGGGTGTAGTTGACGGTGTCGGGATTGCCGGTCGGGCAGTAAACCGTGCCGTCGCGATTCTTGTTGTATGGCATGGTTCCTCCTTACCCGGTGATCCCGTAAAGTTGCCGGTGGTAGCGCGGGGCGAAGGTCACTGCTCCGGAGAACAGGATCTGCCCGACAACGACCGTGTTGCCTTGCGCCGGTTTGAATCCCGTGAAGCCGAAGCCGTACTCCGGGTCATCCGAGATATAGAAGTTGAAGTAGGGTTTGCGGGCGTTGAGCCACCACAGAGTCTCGGAGGTGATGGTGGGATACGCCGTCAGTGCGCCGCCCGACATCTGGTTGATGAAGGTCGTCGCGATCGGATCGTTCGTGCCGGAGAGGTACGAGCCAGGGCAGTAGCGCGAGCGCATCAGCACGGCATCGTTGAACTGCAGGCCGGTGAATCCGATCTTCACGTCTTGAATGTTGTTGAACCGCTGCTGGGTCTGGAACTTCTCCTTCACATAGGAATAACCGAGGTAGGTGGTGACCCCCATGTTGGGTTCTTTTCCAGGACCGAACGAGGCGTTGGCGTAGGTTTCTTCGAGGGTGTTGTACTCGATGGTGCCGCCGACGTTCGTCGCTGCAGAGTTCAGTGTGGTGCCGACCGCGCCGCCACGGGTGATGGTCCCATACGTGGAGTAAGCGTTGCCGTTCCAGTTCGTCACGGTGTTGTCGTTGCAAGCTTCCGTGAGACCGTTGAAGTTGGCGGTATACCCAGCGTCTTGGCCATTCAGGAACATGCCGATCTCGAGCTGGGCTCCGACCGTCATGTAGGCGTTGGTCATGCGGGACTCGATCAGCCGGAATGCGGCGTTGGGCCCCTTGTTGATGACTTGGATGTCTTCCTTGTAGAGGGTGACACCCATCTCGAAGAACTTGACATTGAACTGCAGCTGCTGCTCGACCTGCGGCTGCGAGATGTCGAAGTTCTTGCCTTTCAGGTAGGGGCCACCGATGAGACCGTTGTAATAGAAGTTCTCACCGATGAACCGGCCACCGTCGTAGTCCTCGCGGACGTTTTGTTTCGCGTATGCAACGACCGGCCCTTCCTGAAACACCATGTCGATCAGCTTCGGTGTATTCCGGATATACCGCTTCGTTGCAACGTCGATCTGATTCAGTTCGGCCATCTATGGCTCCAATCGACGGGCAGGGTTATTTGTTGGTCAGCTCCTCGCTGTAGTTGTTCCAGCCCTTCATGAACTCATCGCGAGAGTTCGCATCCGCCTGGGCCTCGGTCTTGCCGGTCTCCAAGGGTTTGCGATCCCAGAACGGATGCGCTTCTCGGGGCTTGGTATCGACAGGGAGCTGATGTCTCGATTGGTAGTCGCGAACGGCTTCGGCCTTGGCTTTCTCGATCTCCTCTTTGTGGCGGGCCTCCATCGCGGCCTGTTCCTTCGGCGCGATGAATTCCTTGTAGGCTTGATCGAGAGATAGACCGCGCTTGAGCGCGATCTCCTCGACCGCGTCCACATCCAGCACTTCATTGAAGCGCCGGGCATAGTCGTGGCCGATCTTCACGGCGGTCTTCGTCAGTCCAACGTAAGCACCGTCGCGCTGCTTCAGCTGCTCCTCGACGTATTTCGAGACGTCTTCTTTGCGCATGTAACCGTCGGCGGCACCACCATTACCGTTCACACGTCCTCCGTTGCCGTTTCCGTTGCGGCCATTGTTCAATCCCTGAGAGTCATCGATGTCGCCGTACTCCTGCTGATAGCGTTCGAGGCGCTCGATCGACTGTTGGTATCGCTGGTATTTGGGTAACTCTTCTTTCTCATACCAATCTTTCAAGCGCTGCTTCTCGGCACGGACGGCGTCCATGTCGCGGGAGTAGTCTTCCTGGCGCTTGTAGCCATTGGAAACGGTGGAGCGGAACTTCTCGTTCTCCATTGCCTTCAGGACGGTCTCGGTTTCTTCTTTCGAGAGGCCTGAGTCCTGAGCCAGCTTCTGGAAATGTTGTTTGGCTTCGTCGGCGGTCATAATTCATGGGCTCCTGTCCATCGCTGCCAGTACCTGGAACCCAGCGTGTTCCGGTAACACACTGAGCGCCGCCAGTACCTAGTAAGGGTGGAGGTTTGAGGGTTGAGGGTTTGAGGCATCACATCACCACACCTGCAGGAGTCGGGCTCGAAACCGGTGCGCCAGCCATCGACGGCGGACCTCCACCCATCATCGGTGGAGCGCTCGGCGGTGGCGGCATTGGTCCACCCGGCGGGGGAATTCCTGCGCCAGTTTGATCCATGCCTGCGAGTTGATCGGCCATCGCCTGCGGGACAGCTTGTTGCAGGCTCTGGCTGATTTGATTGAAAGCGGGTGCCAGTTGTGGAAGCAGGCCACCCAAGCGCTGGAGGCGGGCGACGACTTCGCCGGTGGTCTGCACGATCATGACTTGAGTGTCCGATGTGTCGGCCCCCATGCCGGACTCCTGCTGCTGCTTCATCTGGTTTTGCACCAGCGAAGCGCGGTCGGCTTTCTTCGGTGTCCCAGGCGGGGACGGCGGCGGCTCATCGAGCAGCGCCGCGTTCGGTCCTGGACCAGCTCCGGGTTCCGGCATCTGTCTTCTCCTCTCCAAAGAAAAAGGCCCTCGATCCCCTCTCAGCTGAGAGTCGAGGGCCTTATCTTTCCTTGGTGAACCTGACCAGTAGCGAGCTGCGGTTCAAAGTTGTGGCGCGATAACCTACCGCGCCGGGTTCAAACTACCTCTTACCTTTGTGCAGGCCTTTGCCTTTGGAGAGCATCGTGGCGGGCGTGTTCACAAAGCCCGACTGCGCCTTGGAACCCTTCAACTGCCCGCCTTTGCTGATGCCGGTTAACTTCGCCATGATTACCCCTTTGGTATTCCTTGAACTTTACGATTGCTGGAGAGCAGCCCACTCGATGCCTTGCTGTTGCCCGGTCTGGAGAGCTGCCGTGGTGGTTTCGATCCTTTGGGTGCGCCGAGCCCTTTGGTGGATGCGAAGTCATGGAGCTGGGACTTCTTCATCTTCAACATGCTCTTGTTGCGCTCGTATAACTTATCGGGTTCGTGCTCGGCGATTGCCATCGCGGTTCGTTGTTCGGGACTCGTCGCTGGCATTGTCGCCTCCTCGATGATGACTACACCGGATACACCACACGCGTTCTAGTGTCAACTCATGTGTGGTAGAGCGCATGCACTTTCTGTCCGGCAGTGCCGAACAAGAAGATGCTCGCGAGGTTGATATTGCGCGATCCGCCGGTGCGGATCACGACACGGTTGGCGGTGCCGCCACCGGCAGGAATCGACGCGCCGTAATCGGTCGCGGACACGGTGGGACCGCCGACGACGACGATGGCGTTACCGGTCTCCGACTCCAGCTGCAGGTCCATGCAGTTCACCGAGGTCTTACCCGCTGCCGGGGTGAGTACCGGCGTCGCTGTCGCCAGCAGTGTGACGGTCACATGATGCGTTGCCATCAAGGCCTCCTACTGATCCGAATCGAAATGTCGATCTTGGTCTCGTGCAAGTAGCGCACGGCGGCGCGGGTCCGATCCCACACCTTCAGCAGCTCGGGGCGCACGAGATACCAGCGCCCCTGGCCGCGATACCAGAGCCGCCAATACCACTGGGTTGGGAGCGCCCGGTGGACGGTCTCCACACCGTTCATGGGGAATTGCCCCATGGTGTTATCGAGGCCGTCCTGGATCACCATCACCGTGGGCCATTCGATCTTCGACATCACCGCACCACCGTGACGCGGACGCCTTCACCGCTCACTGCCGGAAGAACCCAGAATGTCGCCGCATCGAACGCCGCCGGTTTGGTGGGGTCGCCAATGGTCCAGCCAGGGCGCGTCACAGGAGAATCGCTCGGTGCCGGGATCTCGGCGAGGACGTTCTTGGTGAGATCCGGCGTTTCGCGATCGACGATGTAGATGGAGTTCGTGTTGGTCCCGAGCGCCTGGAACTGCAGCGCCTGCACACCGTAGTTGCGCGTGGGATCGCCGAGATTGTTGGTGGCCCGCAGCGCCGTTGTTGTCGAGTTGGGTTTCACGTTACCGAGTGCGTGCTGTGCCATAACTTAAACGGGAAGACTACACCACTGTGGTTTCATTGCCAAAGCCCTGTTGAGGTGTCGAGGACCGAACCGATCCCCAACTGCTGGATCTCGCCGATCCACATCTTGCCCTCGGTGCCGCCCTTACCCGGGGGGTGGATGATGTAGATGATCGGATCGTCCCAGTACGGGCGCACCGTGCCCATACCGGGATAGCGTGCCGGTGGCAGCTTGATCGGTTGGTCGAGACCGACGAAAGGTCCCGAGGGTAAGAAGATGACGATCACCGGTGTCTCTGGAGCAAGCAGGACCGCTGTCGGCAGCGCCGTGCGCGTCGCGGGTGGCCGCACAATCCCTTCCACACCGGTAAATGACGGGATGAAGCCCAAGATCGGATTCTCACCGGCGGGGGTGCGGGCACCGATATTGGCCAGGACCACTTTCGCCGGTAAGAGGACGTGATCGTCGGCGACGCGCACCCAGTTGTACTGAGACCCGACGATGGTGTCGTCCACCAGCGCAGGCCGCATCCCGTGTGCCAAGGCTTTCGGCGGCGACATCTGCAAATCCCAGAACGATGGGTTTACTGGCAGGATGAAGTCGTCCGCACCGGCGTGCAGCACAAGGAGCGGAGCCCGAGCGCCTGGGCGCTGGCGCGGTTCATCCAGCGCGATAAAGGGCGGTGGCCCGACGGGCGGAATGAAGTCGTCGGCGAAGGGACGCCCGAGCAGCCGTGAAGCGATGGCGGCGATGCGCACCCGCTGGTCATCGATTGCGACGAACACCGGCGGCGGTGCCGCGATCAGTGGATCATCGATTCCGGGGCGCAGTCCTCGACCGGCGCGTGGGGCGAGTAGGAGGGAATCCCACAGTGAGGAATTCGGCGGCAGGTTCGACGCCGTCGAGAAGATGTAGTCGTCATAGTTGCGTTGCGTCCGCCCCGGCTTCGGTGGTAATAACCGGTAATCCCACAACGATGCATTCGGCACAAACTGCGACGCGGTCGTGAAGACGTAGTCATCGTAATTGCGCTGCGTGCGCCCAGGCTTCGCCGGTAACAGCTGATAGTCCCAGAGCGAGGGCGTCTGCTGCACGTTCGACGTCGTCGTGAAGCTGTAATCGTCGATGTTGCGCTGCGTGCGTCCTGGCTTCGCCGGTAGCAGCCGGTAGTCCCAGAGCGCCCCGCCTGTGATCGCGACACTCGTGAAGACGTAGTCGTCATAGTTGCGCTGGGCACGTGAGAGAGGTCTCGGCGGTAGCAGCGAGTAGTCCGCAAGCGGCGGCGGCAGCAGCGGCACCGCCGTGAACGCGTAGTCGTCGACGTTGCGCTGGGTGCGCCCCGGCTTGGCTAGCAGTCGCGGGCCAAGATCCCAGAGCGTTGGGTTCTTTAGTGGAGTGAAGTCGTCTGCCGGGCGCGGCGGCACTCGCGGTCTTAAAGCCGCAGGACGGGTAGGTGCATCGTCGGTCTTCGGCCAGATCCCGGGACGGAAGAACGGGTCGCCGGTGACTTTGACGATCAGTTGCCGGACCCACGACCGCATCCGCATCGACATCATATCAGCTGCCGACGAGGAGCTTCTTCTCTCGGGCCTCGATCGCTTCCATCTTGCGCTCCCAGGTCACACAACCTCTGGGCCCGTCCGCATCGCAGGAAGGATCGCCGCAGGTATGGCGCATGCAACCGCGACAGAACCCGCGCAGGATGCCCGAGCCGGGCCGCACGACCCAGTGCGCACCGCAGTGGCCGCACTGCTGGGTCTGGGCGACGACCTTGCCGTCGAGAGCAATGTAGCCGCCGTGCTTATCGGTGCGTGGTGCGCGGGCGTTCGAGTAGTCGCTCTTGGAGTCCATGTAGCGGTGCCGGGTCAGCTCCTCAGCCAGCTTCCGTTTGCTGTCTCGATCTCTCAGGATGTGGTAGGCCAGTTCGTCGATCATACGTCACAGGGAATGCCGGGGTGGGCTCGCTCCCAGTCCAGGCGAAAGCATTTCACACAGAGCTTGCGACGCGCCGGTACTCTCAGGCTACGCCCGCCGCCGTCCCGGCCCACCATCGCGTGGATGTGCATGTGCGTGATGGTGGCACTCTCGAAGCCGACACCGAACGGGGCTTCAGCGTCGAGGATGGAGCCCAAGCAGTCATGACACTGGAACTCGGCAAACACACACAGCGGGCACTCCGGCGGCTCATAGTGCAGCGGTAGATTCCGCCCCCGGTCGATCCCGAGCGGTGCCGACTGCGGGCCCGACACCAGCGTCTCCGACGTCCCGTTCGGCGGTCCCAGCGCGGCCCATAGCCTCCGGCGGATGGCCGACTTCAGCTCATCGAGCATAAAACCATCACTCGCAATAGTGCCACGTCAGGTCATCGGAGAACACGGCGGTGCCGCCGACGAAGAACAAGCCGAGGCCTGTGGTGACGCTCGCGGCCTGAACGATCTCGCCGCCGTCGGGGGCATACCACGTAAACACCGAGTGCATGTTGTGAGAGAACCACAACAGTTCCGATGACGCGGTGTAGGTCGGCTCACCGGTCGCGTTGATGCCGGTCAGAGCTGCGCCGCCCGCGATCAATCCGGGATTGGGATCGGCGGAATCCATGGGTGTCGGTGTGCGCGAGGTGACGGCGAGCGTGCCGATCGCCGAGATGCGCTTCACGTTGTACTCATCGACGTTGTCCGCCGGTGTAGCATTCAACGCCGCGAGCATGATGAAGTTGGTTTTCGGCCTGCAGGTGGTGGTCGCGATGAACGACGCCCGCGTCGTCGACGCCGCCGAGGTAAGCTGGCCGGTCTGTGCGTATCTACGTCCTAATGACATGTTGGGTTCTCCTTCTAAGTGGAAGCATGTTGCTGACGGGGATGATCACGTTGCGCACGATCTCGGGTCGCTGCATTTCATCCCAGAATAGGAACGGGGCGGCTCCTGGCGTGGTCTCTGTACCGAGCGTGACAAACGTCGTCGGGTTGAGTTGGTTGTTGTATTCGGCGGTCACCCAGTTGGCGGATCGGCCCACGTTGGCCAGACGGACTTCATCCATGACGCCATTAAAGCCGCCGACCGTAAGCTGGACGCCCTGGTTGATCGACGCTCCGCTGGTGTTCTGAACATTGCCCGTTAAAGCGACTTGGGTTCCATTGGCGGTGGCGTTCACGTAACCGTTCAGGTTCGCGCCGTCGTAGCTGCCGACGAGGAAATACCAGACACCCGAGCTTGCCGTGACGCCACCGATGCCGACCTCGGCTCTCGTGCCGGTCGCGTTCCAGATCGAGAACCTCAAGGCATTCGCGGGCGAGTCGTTGCGGATATAGAAGTCGACGGTCCCTAACGAGTCATCTTTGGATAACAGCAAGCGGCCTTGAGCCGTGGTCGTGAGCTTGTACCAGCCTTGCCACGTGAGTGCGCCGTTGGTCCCGAACGCGGACTGGGGTGTGGTGAACCAGTCGACACCGCTGAGACTGATACCGTTTTGAATCTGACCTGTTGCCGACGTGGGCGTTCCAGAGGCAGCCGTGGCGGTGTTGCTATTGCCGGAGGAGTCTGGCGCATTCGCGCCGGTCGCCTGCTCATGATGATAGACACAGATGTAACCATTGGCCGACCACACCGCTGAGAGGCTCGTGCCATCGCTGGAGAGCGCCGCATCGCCATAGGCGAGGTAGATCACAAGACCTTGACTCAGGCTCGGTATCAGCACCCAGATCTGAAATGTTCCTGCCGAGGCGCTGTAGGAGACCCGCTCGTAGCTGAGCGCAGTCGTGAGGCTGGAGTTGCTGTAGGGCCGGATGTCGAAGCCTGAAGAGTTCTGAACGTGACCCCCGTTGCCGACTGTCTTGAACCGGTTGTCGGTGAAACTGAGCAGCAGCGGGAAGTTGGTCTGCGTCGCCGGTAGCAGCGAGGAATTACTCGTGATGGTCAGTGGAGTGTAAAACCCGAAGGCCACTTAGCTCTCCTTCATGACGAGCCTGGGGGGCTCCTGGCCGCTCGCTTTACGACCGGCGGGATTCACCTGCATACCGAGCCCCATCTGCTGCTCAGCGAGTAAGCGGTCGGTGATGGAGTTCGCGCCCATCGGCGGTGTGCCCACGTTGGGTATTCCGAGCACCTCCATCAACGTCCAGTGATCGATGAGACCGGCACGCGACAATTGCAAGTAGAGCAGCTTCCGTTGCACTTCACTGGCGGCGAGCAACGATCCCGGCGATACCTGGAAGGAGAACTGGCGCAGGAACTCTTTCGCCCGCCGGAAGCGCGGTCGCGGCCCGCGTTGAATCGCCGCCCGTGTGAGAATGCCGTCGGGCCCGAAGTCGTCGGCGTGGATGAACGCCGGGATGAGCGACGACGGATCGTAGTCGTAGTCCTCCGGTGTGATGCCGTCCGCGCCCATGATGGTCATGCGCTGCGACATCGTCATGAACTGCGATATGTTGTAGGCCATCATGGTGGCGAACTCGCGCATGAAAGCCTCGATGACACGCGAGCGCATCCGCACACTGGGCGACATCGCCTCCATGATCTGTTCGATAGAGTCACTGGAGGGAATCTGGTTCAGCCGCATCAGCTGCGAGACATCGGCGACGCCACTCAGCTCGCGCATCTCCTGCACGTAGAAATCGAGTCCCTTGAAGAACTCCGGCGGCAGGGGATTCGGGTAGACGATCTGCATGCCTTTACCGGCAATTGGATTGTGCTGGTACTTGCCACCGGCGCGGCGCGTATCCATGCGGTCGAGCGCGGCTTTCGACGTGGAGTTCTTGTCGGCGAGCACATCCGGACGTGCTAGCTTCTCGAGCCAGTCGTCGTAAACCCTCAAGTGTTTATCGAGACTCTTCTGCAGAGGCAAGAGATCCCACAGCACGGCTTTACCCAACCAACTCCACGGCCAGGGATCGAGCGTGAGCTTGCAGATATTGAACATGCCGTGCCAGTAGATCGAGGGCCCGTCGTAGAGACGTGCGGTGGACGTGAAGACCACCAGCCGCTTGCCGGGGTAGAGCTTCTCGCCGGGCTCGACGATGTAGGACCAGTTGTTGCGCGGATCACCGGCCTTGTACTGCCCGTCGGGATCGTCCTTCTCGTAGAACTGCCCCATCTTCACCGGGTACGATTTCTCGTTGCGGGTCTCGTCCTTGATCTCAGCCTCGAACAGATCTACGGCAGGTATACGAGGCTGCTCCTGATGTGGACGGTTACCGAAGAGACGTTCTCGAAACGGATTGCCGAGCTTATCGAGAAGTTGACCCACACGGGTGTTCCGAAGCGAAAGGGAGACCATTGAACCGTCACGGTCTGGCTTGATGAGTCCGGCTTTCTCGGGGCATCCGTAGACTTCATTACACAGGTATCGGACATAGTTCACCGTGGTGGAGCGGCGCTTGATCACGCCGTATGCGTCCTGAATCGATAGCGACGCCGTGGGCCGGATCGGAATCACATCACGCGGGTCCCACGCTCTCAGATCGATGGTCTGCGTCTCGGTATTCCAGTAGAGTTCCGCCCAGCCGCTGCCGCCAGCAATCGAGTACTTCACGACGTCGGCGAACTTCAGATCGAGCATCCCTTGTAACCAAATGTGCTGGGATACCTTGCCGTACACGTTGGTGTGCTGCTCGTAGCGCTTGTTGTAGGTCTTGTATTCCCAGAACGGTTTCACATCCGTCATGCCCGCGACGAGATCCGTTGCCAGTTTGCCGACGTGATTGGATGTGACGCTCGATAGGTTTGCGACGCGCAGATCCTGGTTGTCGCCCATGATCGCGTTGATCGCCTCGGGGATCTTGTTGTACCCCTTCTGCGCTAAGAGGAACGCGTCGCCCTCTTCGATCGCGGTCTTGAAGTATTCGAGCAGAGGATAGTCGCTCGCGTCCTGGGGTGGGACCAGCGACTCGGCCATTACCGCCGCCCCCGCTCACTGTCGTAAGCGTTGCCGCTGTCGTAGTGCGCGGCTTCGTTCACCACGCCGTGCTCCTTCGAGAAGCGGTCGATCTCTCTCAGGGACCGCATCTCGACGCGCTCATAACCGGCGCTTCGGTAGCGCTCCGGCATGGCGACATCGTTTCGACCGGGGTAGATGACCTTGCCGGTCTCGGGGTGTTCGTAGACGGTGACCTTGGACTCTTGATCGAGCGCGGCGGCGTTGCGCTTATACCAGTTGCCGTAGTAGATCTCATAGACACCGCGCTTGCAGTCGGGGCACTTGGTGCCGATTGCAGTGGAGAGCACATCGAGGACGACGTCCTCACAATGCGAGCAGATGAGATCGTGGATGACCGGCATCAGCGCATCCCGGCGTAGCGTTCCAGGTCCTCGGTGATGATCTTTTCGAGGAACTCCTCCCACCGCATCCCGAGACACCGCGTCTTCAATCGCTGCAACAGTCCCGGCTTCAATGTGATCTTCTGTGTTCCGATCCGTACCGAGATCGCGCTGCGGATCTGCGCCAGCAGGTCCTTG